GGTTTTTAATTATGCTTTCATTTTAATACTATACATTAATTTTGTCAAGTAATTTATAAAATAATTTACTAACTCATTTTCTTACTTTTAAAGAAAGGAGGGAGACGAATGTCGAAAAATGAAGCTCCTCTAATATCTTTAGAGAATCTAAAAAACGATATTCAAAGTTTTGTTGAGAAGATCGCTGATGAAGCTATTCAACAATCTGAGACATATTCGCAAGCAATTTTGCTAGTTTCGAAAAACACTAGTTTTTCAGAGCATGGCTTAGCAATGACAAAAGCTATCCAAGACGAAATCACGAAGCGCGCCTTGAATAGCCGTGTGTAAAAATTATATCGCTTCGATTTTCACAATTGAAGCAGAAAGCAAGGAGAGAAAAATATAAGAAAGGAGAGAAATATGCCAAATATGGATGGTGGACGTCAAAAAATCAGAGATTATCTGAAAGAACACAATTTGACGATGGCGACGCTAGCAGTACAGTATAGCATGACTCGTCAAGATGTAACTAATATCCTGAATGGTAAGCTGAAAAATCCACAAGCAAATCAGTTCATTGCTCGGGTTATTGAAGATTTTAAAATTCGGTAGCGTAAAAAAACACCTAACAGAAGTCAGGCGCTAATCAAAATAACTAACTGAATTATAACACGAAAGGAGCAAAAATGGAAGCAGTTGAAATTGTAAGAATTAAAGATGTGATCATTGAAAAAGTCTCTGCTAATGATGAAGAATTGGAACACATCTTTGGATGCTCAAAACGACAAGCAGGGGACCGAAGAAGAGAAATGCAAAAACTCCCTAGTCAGCAAAAACATCTTAGAGATTGTGGTCAGCTTGTCACGGTTAAAGGTTTTGACGAATATCTGCAATATCGTGGGACTCAAGCTTGGAAAAAAGAAATGGTAAAAAGCAAGAAAATGAGGTCGGTCGGATGAATTTTTTAACAAAAATAAAAAACTGGTTGGGAAAAGAAATAAATACTGACTGGAGAATCGTAGCTTTGGATTTAAACAGAGCATTGATTGACCTTCAAGAAAAATACCAACAAGCAAATCAGCGTATAGCAGATCTTGAAAATATTGTGGCGATTTATGAAGAAAAGGAGGAAGCGAGATGATGGAGTACATTTACCTGGTAACAATCGTAGGAATCATCCTGTGGTCACTAGTAAATAAACTAGATGATCACGCTGAAATGAAGCAGAAAGAACGCCAGCTGATGGCAAGTAATGTCGCACGCATGAATCTGAGAAACTCAGACAAGCAATTTACTTATGATGTAGAGCCACCTGTGGGACTTGCGAAAGGTGTAGAAGAAGGAGTTTAAAATGGTAACAATCAACAAACTGGAAATTGAAAACGTCAAGCGCGTTAAAGCGGTCAAGCTAGAGCCTTCTGCAACTGGATTGACAATCGTGGGTGGAAATAACAATCAGGGTAAAACAAGCGTGCTGGACGCGATTGCTTGGGCGCTGGGTGGCAACAAGTACAAGCCTAGCCAAGCACAACGCGAAGGAAGTACAATCCCTCCTAGTCTTAAAATCACGCTATCAAACGGCTTGATTGTGGAGCGCAGTGGTAAGAACAGCACTCTCAAGGTCATTGACCCTAGTGGTAACAAGGCTGGTCAAAACTTGCTGGATAGCTTCGTGGAAGAACTAGCTATCAATTTGCCAAAATTCATGGAGCAGACTAGCAAAGAAAAGGCGAAAACCTTACTACAAATCATCGGAGTTGGTCCGCAATTGACTGAACTGGAAATGCAGGAGAAAGCCAAATATGACGAGCGCCACGCAATTGGTGTGATTGCTGACCAGAAAGAAAAGTTCGCGAAAGAACAACCATACTATCCGGATGCACCGAAAGAGCTGGTATCTATCTCTGAACTTATCCAACAGCAACAAGAAATTCTTGCAAAGAATGGTGAGAACGCCCGCAAGCGCCAGAATTTGATAGCTATCCAAAATCAACACGCTTCAGCAACTGCAGAAGTGGAACGGCTGGAACAATTGCTGGCTGATGCGAGAACAAAAGAAGAGCAATTGGCTCAGGACTTGGCTATTGCAAATACTGACACAATGGATCTCATCGATGAATCGACTGAAGAAATCGAAAAGAGCATCGCAGAGATTGACGAAATCAATCGTAAAGTACGTGCTAATCTTGACAAAGATAAAGCCGAAGAAGATGCCAAAGGCTATCGCGAGCAATACAAGGAACTTGACAATGTGATTGCAGACATCCGTAAACAGAAGACAGATTTGCTTACGAACGCAGACTTGCCACTGTCTGGCTTGTCCGTGGATGACGGCGAACTGCTCTACCTCGGTCAGCGCTGGGATAACATGTCTGGTAGTCAGCAGCTGCAAGTTGCGACCGCAATTGTGCGTAAATTAAAACCAGAATGTGGATTCGTACTTATTGATAAGCTAGAGCAAATGGATCAGTTGACTCTTCAAGAATTCGGAGCGTGGCTTGAAAAAGAAGGATTGCAAGCTATCGCGACAAGAGTTTCAACGGGCGGAGAGTGCTCAGTTATTATCGAAGATGGTTACAGCGTCACACCCGAAACAATTCAAACACCGCAAGGGTGGCAAGGCGGATTCTAAAAAAAGAAAGAAGAAAACATCATGAAACATACAGACAAATTCGCAGTATTAAGAAATAAAAAAACAGGAACTTTTATAAACAACTATAAAAGCGAAACAGGAACGTTTGCTTATTCTGTTGAATACACAAATGATCTTAGACGCGCTGCAAAAAATGAACTCAAGGCAATCGAAAACCAAAAAGAAGACTTTGAAAAATTAGCAAACGCGCTCGATTGTGAAATTTTAGTCGTCGAAGCAGAGTACACATTAAAAACGCTAGACGGCAACGAACCGGAAGAGTTAACAGAAGATATTGAAGACGCGAAACGAAAATATATCGAAGGGCTTCTAAAAGGTTTGCTAAACGACAACGTGGAGGACTAAAACATGCATATTACTAGAGGAAAACGGGCGAGAGCTCAAAAGGTAGTTATCTACGGACCGGAAGGAATTGGAAAATCTAGCTTTGCGAGTCAATTCCCAGACCCAGTCTTCATCGATACGGAAGGTTCGACAGATAACATGGATGTGGCACGACTCGACAAGCCAACAAGCTGGACCATGTTAGTCAATGAGATTGCTTTTATCAAGGCAAACCCAACAGAGTGTAAAACGCTCATTGTTGACACAGTCGACTGGGCAGAGCAACTCGCAGTAGCTCACGTATGCTCACAACACGGAAAACAAGGGATTGAAGATTTCGGTTGGGGCAAAGGCTACACCTATGTCCAAGAAGAAATGGGACGTTTCTTGAATAGCTTGTCTGATTTGGTTGATATGGGGATCAACGTGGTATTGACTGCGCACGCTCAAATCAAGAAATTTGAACAGCCAGACGAAATGGGGTCTTATGACCGTTACGAGTTGAAACTTGGTCAAAAGACAGGCTCTAAGACTGCTCCACTCGTAAAAGAATGGGCAGATATGGTTCTATTCGCCAACTACAAGACCTTGGTCATGACGACTGATAACGGCAAGAAAAAAGCGCAAGGTGGTGAGCGCGTGATGTATACCAACCATCGACCAGCTTGGGATGCCAAGAACCGACATGGGTTACCTGATGAAATGCCATTCCATTACGCTGGAATTGCTCATATCTTTGCGAATCAACAAGTGAAACCTATTCCGCCACAACCTCAAGCAGTCGCTCCAGAACCTCAGCAGACTGTTCAGCAAGCCCCTGAGCAAGTTCAAGAAGAATTGCCTCTCGATATGTCGCAGGTAGCTGAAAAACCTCAAAATGAAGCTTCTAGCACGCCACAGACATTACCTGAACAATATCATGCAAGCTTGCCAAATAGTTTGACGGACCTCATGTCTCAAGGTAACGTGACAGAAGAAGAACTTCAAAAAGTCGCTTACATCCGAGGGCACTTCCCGTTAGGAACGCCAATCGAAAACTTCCCTCCTGATTATTGGGATATGATTGTTGCACACTGGCAAGCCACTATGGAAGTTATTCAAAACCAAGTGCGAGCAGATCCTGAACTTCCCTTCACGATGTAGATTCTGGGAATTAGAAATCATAGCAAAATATAATAAGGAGTATCTATGAAAGATAAAACTATTAAAATTGATTTGTCAAAAATCGCAAATACAGCCTTACAAGAAAAGGTTGATAAAGAACTTGAGAAAGTCCTTGAGAATATTCTGGATCTCAATACAGAAGCCAAGGCAACTCGTAAGGTCACTATCACACTAACGATGTCAACAGATGATGAGCGTACAGTCGTTAAGACAGGTATGGAAGTCAAATCTACCCTAGCGCCACAAAAAGGCGTTGCAACAACTGTCATTGTCGGTCGCGACGACACTGGTAAAATTCACGCAAATGAGCTCAAGAGCGGCATCCCTGGTCAGACTTACTTTGATGACAACGGAGATATGCGGACCGATACTGGCGATCTCATCGAAAAAGTGGAACAACAGGAAAAATCTAAAATCATTGATTACAATCAAAAGAAAGCAGGTAACTAACCATGACAGAAAATCTCAAAGAAGCATTATCTTACACAGTCGAACTAGCGGGTAAAGAAAACAAAATCATTCGTTCAGAAACTGGGAAGGAGTATTTTGACAGCAATGAATATGACTTACAGGAACTTAATCCTCGTAAGTATGCACCTATCCTTGAGCTTCAGACGCTCAAGAGTCTTGTTGATTATCTCAAGTCAGATAACGATTTCATCAGTGATCGTAAACTTGTAGTTGTCGTGGACAGTTGTCAAAAAGTATCTGTATATGATCAAGTTGATTTTGAAAATGGTAAACGTCCTCAACTTGTTTCTGTAAGAGCATCTGTCCCAGTTATTCCATTCAGCAATTGGCGTGACCAGGAAGAATTCAACATTATGCTGCAGTCTATGTTTATCAATGATGCAGACCGTAATTTGGTTTTGGATTTTGCTAGCCATTTGAAAATCGAAAAAGGTGCAGAAGTACAGGACAATGGCATCAGTCAAATGGCTACAGTTCGCGATGGTGTGGCAAGCTTAGCACAAGCTAAAACTCCAAATCCAGTAACCTTGCGACCATATCGTACTTTCAACGAAGTAGAGCAGCCTGCTAGTCAATTCATCTTCCGCATCAACAAATCGGCGAATCTCGCACTTTTTGAAGCAGATGGGGGTAAATGGAAATTAGAAGCCGTCGAAAGCATCGCAAATTATTTAAAAAATGAACTTGCTAGCAACAAAAAAATTACTATTTTAGCTTAAAGGAGAAATCAACATGACACAACAATACAACAACTTTGATCACGAAATTGGCTGGGAAGATACGATCGAAAAAGACTCGGATTTCGTCCTCTTGCCTGACGGATTGTACTATTTTACAGTCGTTGGTATGGAACGTACACGACACACGCCAAATCCGCAAAATCCAGGTAAACTACCAGCGTGTAATAAGGCTATCGTCAGCATCAAGATTGTAGCTAACGAAGGCGAAACGGAATTGCGTCACAACCTGTTCCTGCACAGCTCAACTGAAGGCATGCTATCTGCTTTCTTTGCTGCAATCGGCCAAAAGAAAAAAGGCGAACCGCTTCGCATGAACTGGAATACCATCATAGGCGCAATTGGTGTATGTAAGGTCGGAACCCGACAATACAATAACAACAATTACAACGAAGTCAAATCCATGCTCTACCCTGAAGACGTAGACTATACAAAAGTATTAAACCAGCAACCAGGACAAACTACACAAGCAAGCTACCAGCAACCACAACCGCAGAACTTTGGACAACAACCACAAGGACAAGCTGGATACCAAGCTGGGCAATTTTAGGAGGTAAGGGATGCAATTAAGACCTTATCAACAGGAAGCACGGGAGGCTGTTCAAGCTGAATGGGCTAAAGGTCGCAAGCGCACGCTCTTAGTATTGCCAACAGGTTGTGGAAAGACAATCGTCTTCTCCAAAATCATTGAAGACCAAGTGAAAGAGGGCAAGCGCGTGCTTGTCCTTGCTCATAGGTCAGAGCTTTTGGAACAGGCTAGCGATAAGCTCAAGACTGCGACAGGACTCGGCACGGCCTTAGAAAAAGCTGAGAATACCTCTATCGGTTCATGGTATCGGGTTGTCGTTGGATCAGTCCAAACCATGCAGAGAGAGAAACGGCTTAGTCAATTCCCTCCTGATTGGTTTGATACGATCGTCGTCGATGAAGCCCACCACGCCATTTCAGACGGCTATCAGCGTGTCCTCGGCTACTTCGAGCAGTCAGACGTCCTCGGGGTGACAGCAACCCCAGACCGCGGAGATATGAAGAACCTCGGCTCTTACTTCGACAGTCTCGCTTACGAATATTCGCTGGTACAAGCTATTCAAGAAGGCTACCTATCGAAAATCAAGGCTTTAACAATTCCGCTCAGCTTGGATTTATCAAACGTCAGTATGTCAGCGGGTGATTTTAAAGCTAGCGACGTCGGAACGGCGCTAGATCCTTATCTGGAGCAGATAGCAGACGAAATGGTTAAGCAATGTGCTGATCGCAAAACGGTCGTATTCTTGCCACTGGTGAAGACATCGCAGAAGTTTCGAGATATTCTAAACGCAAAAGGTTTTCGCGCTGCTGAAGTGAATGGAGAGTCCAAGGACCGTGCAGAAGTCTTAGAAGACTTCGAGAATGACCGCTACAACGTTCTTTGTAACTCTATGCTCTTGACTGAAGGCTGGGATTGCCCATCAGTAGATTGCGTAGTTGTGCTAAGGCCTACCAAAGTGCGAGCGCTCTATTCTCAAATGGTGGGGCGTGGGACTCGCTTGCATCCAGGCAAGGAAGAATTGCTCTTGCTAGACTTCCTCTGGCACACCGAACGCCACGAGTTGTGTCGGCCAGCTCACTTAATCTGTGAGACTCCAGAAGTTGCTCAGAAAATGGTTGAGAACATGGAAGAGCAAACTGGTGTAATGCTTGACCTCGAAGATATGGAAGTTAAGGCAACCGAGGACGTCGTCGCACAGCGTGAAGAGGCTTTGGCAAAACAATTGGAAGAAATGCGCAAGCGTAAACGCAAGCTAGTGGATCCATTGCAATTTGAAATGTCTATCCATGCTGAAGACTTGTCGAACTATGTGCCTAACTTCGGATGGGAGATGGCACCTGCTAGTGATAAGCAAATTAAAGCACTTGAGAAATACGGAATACTTCCTGACGAAATCGGCAACGCTGGAAAGGCTGCGTTGTATTTAGATAGATTGCACAAACGCCAATCTGAAGGCTTGACTACACCAAAACAGATTCGCTTCCTGGAGGGGCGTGGTTTCAAAGATGTGGGCATGTGGCAATTTGACCACGCTAGAAATATGATTGATCGCATTGCAGCAAACGGATGGCGATTGCCAGCAGGCGTGCGACCAGCTGAATATGTGCCGGGGTGATGTATGAAATTTCTTGATTTATTTGCTGGCATCGGTGGGTTCCGTCTTGGAATGGAGTCTGCCGGCCATAAATGTATCGGCTTTTGTGAGATTGACAAATTCGCTAGAGCTAGTTATAAAGCTATACACGACACGAAGGGAGAAATAGAATTACATGACATCACAGCAGTATCAGACGAGTTTATTCGAGGAATCGGACGTGTGGACATTATCTGTGGAGGATTTCCGTGCCAGGCTTTCTCGATTGCAGGAAACAGACGAGGTTTTGAAGATACTCGAGGAACTTTGTTCTTTGAGATTGCTAGGTTCGCATCTATTCTCAGACCTAAATATCTATTCCTTGAGAATGTCAAAGGACTCCTCAATCACGAAAACGGGATTACATTTGAGACCATTATCTCAACCTTGGATGAGCTGGGGTACAATGTGGAATGGCAAGTGCTTAACAGCAAGGATTTTGGAGTCCCCCAAAATCGGGAACGTGTATTCATTATCGGACATCTTAGAGGAGAATGTACCAGAAGAGTATTTCCTCTCAGTGGAAAAAATCAGCCAACTAGTAGCCAATCAGTCGTGAAAATTGGCAATGTGAACCCCTCTGGAAATGGCATGAATGGGGAAGTCTATCAAGCTGACGGCCTAGCTCCTACACTCACAACGAATAAGGGAGAGGGGCAAAAGATAGCAATAAAAAGCAATACTATAAAACAATTTGGGGTATTGCAACCCAATTTTAATCAATGTGGAGTGGTTTACGAAACAGATGGCATCGCACCAACAATCAGAGCATATCAAGGCGGAGGACTTGAACCTAAAATCATTCAGCGCGGTCATGGTTATAATCAAGGCGGAGAACATGACATCGCTCCTACTTTGACAAGCAATAGCTATCAAGAAAATAATGTTTTAAAAATAACAGAGGCAACCTCTCAAGGATATGCCGAAGCACAAATCGGAGATAGTGTAAATTTATCTCATCCAAACTCAAAAACAAGGCGCGGGCGAGTTGGTAAGCAGATAGCAAATACTTTATTGACTGGCGAAAGTCGAGGAGTAGTTGAGCCTGATTTTAGAATTAGAAAACTAACGCCACGAGAATGCTGGAGATTACAAGGTTTTCCAGATTGGGCGTTTGACAAGGCGCAAGAAGTTAATAGCAATAGTCAATTATACAAACAAGCAGGAAACAGCGTGACTGTAAGTGTTATTGTGGCAATAGCAAAGGAATTTAAATAAAAAGGAGAAAACAGTGGCAGAGAATGATTTTAATTTGTTGCCGTTGCTGGATTATATCAATCCTGCCACGGTAGACTACCAGACATGGGTTAATATCGGCATGGCCTTGAAGCATGAGGGATATACGGCAGCAGACTGGGATAACTGGTCGCAAAACGATAGCCGATACAAGAAATTCGAGTGTTTCAAGAAATGGGATACTTTCAACGAAGAAGCAGGAACAATCGTGACGGGTGCGACTATTACCCAACTTGCTAAAGAAAATGGCTGGGTGTCGCAGTCTAGTTATGATAGCGAGAATGCGCATGAGTTAGGATGGACCGATACAATAGACCGTGATTATCGTGTCATTGATAAAGACTGGATTGAAGGTAAAGAAATCCATGAGCCGACAATTTGGAATCCGGTTCAGGAGATTATAAAATACCTTGAAACACTTTTTGAAGCTGGCGAAAATGTAGGTTATGTGACCAAATGCTACCAAAAAACTGACGCCGAAACTGGCGAGATTGTTAAATGGCTGCCAACTAAGGGAGCATATGATCGTACAGCTGGTGAGTTGATTCAGCTCTTACAAGAATGTAATGGAGATATTGGAGCTGTCCTTGGTGACTATCACGAAGAAGCTGGCGCATGGATTCGATTCAATCCAATGGATGGAAAAGGCGCTAAAAACGAAAACGTGACAGATTTCAGATACGCCCTGGTCGAATCCGACAGTATGCCAATCGATAAGCAGAATGCCATCTACAAAGAATTGGAGCTACCAATCGTAGCCTTAGTACACAGTGGAAATAAATCACTACATGCTATCGTCAAAGTAGATGCCAAGAATTACGAAGAGTATCGTAATCGTGTTGATTATCTTTATAAAATTTGTCAGAAGAATGGGATCATAGTTGATACTCAAAATAAAAATCCAAGCAGGCTATCACGTATGCCAGGGTTCATCCGAAACGGTCAGAAGCAATTTTTGGTAGATACTAACATCGGTAAGGCTGACTGGGATGAATGGTATCAATACATCGAAGATTTGAACGATGACCTGCCGGATCCTGAAGGGTTGGCTGACAGCTGGGATAACTTGCCAGAGTTAGCTCCTGAGTTGATAAAAGGCGTCCTTCGTCAAGGCCACAAGATGCTGATTGCTGGTCCGTCCAAGGCTGGTAAGTCATTCGCTTTGATTGAGATGTCGATAGCGATTGCAGAGGGCAAGAAGTGGCTAGGCTGGGATTGTACGCAAGGGCGTGTCCTCTATGTCAATCTAGAGCTAGACCGTCCGTCTGCCTTGCATCGATTCCGCGATGTCTACCATGCAATGGGATTGGCTCCGAAAAATATCAACAACATCGATATCTGGAATCTACGTGGGAAGACCGTACCAATGGATAAGCTGGCGCCCAAACTCATTCGTCGAGCTTTGAAGAAAAATTATATCGCAGTCATCATCGACCCAATCTATAAAGTCCTGACGGGTGACGAGAATAGTGCGGACCAGATGGCACATTTTACGAATCAATTTGATAAAGTGGCCACAGAGTTAGGCTCTAGCGTTATCTACTGTCACCACCACTCAAAAGGTTCGCAAGGTGGCAAGAAGTCCATGGACCGCGCTAGTGGTTCGGGTGTATTCGCTCGGGATCCTGACGCGCTCATTGACTTAGTCGAACTGGAAGTATCAGAGGAATTGCTTACTCAAAGACTGAATCAAGCAGCGTGCAAAGTATATAAACAGGCTTTGCAAGAGCGAAATAATGCCTATTACCAACAGAATGTAGGCTTAGATGACCTCTTGAGCCCTGCGCAGATGAGAACGCATTTCGAGAAAGGCATTCCTGATGTCATGGCTCGGGCGCCTTATGTAGGCAGGCTCGAAGAAGTCCGTAACAAAGTCCAGATAGCGACCGCATGGCGTGTCGAGGGCACGCTCCGAGAGTTTGCCAAGTTTAAGCCAGTCAACATGTGGTTCAGTTATCCAGTGCATACACTTGATGAATCGGGTGTGTTGGCGGATATTAAGCTGGAAGATGATAAACCAGGGTGGATGAAAGCTAAAGAAACTCGCAAAAAGAACGCAAAGGAAGATAAAAAGCAAAAGTTGAAAGAGTTTGACGAAGCAATCGAAAACGCGAATTTTGGCGAGCCTCCCTCAAAAGAAGACGTAGCTGAATATTTAGGAATTTCTGTAAAAACAGTTACTCGCAGATTGAATTCATCTAAAAAATACTGGTTCGACAAGAACTCAAATTCAATAAAAGAAAAAGGACAAGACCACAAAAACGAGGTCGTGTCCGAATAAGACAGCACCATAAATTCATGGTCGTGTCTTTGTCTCAAAAAGGACAGACAAGACCATAAAAATGTGGTCGTGTCCGGGACAGACAACTATATATTATATATATAGATAATGTCCTGTCGTCCATCATGTCCATACCTGTATAGACAGGGTTGCTTAAAACGCACCCTGTCATATACAAGGGTCATGGACTAAAAGCGAAATTAAAAAAAGAAAGGAAGTACATTTATAAAAATGTCTATTGAATTCTTTTTACCTATGCAAAAAATTCCAACAACGACTCACCAGCAAAAAAAAGTAAATGTGAGATTTGGGAAGCCAATCTTTTATGAGCCAGAGGATCTGAAAAATGCCAGGGCGAAATTTGAGAGCTTGCTCGCGCAGCATGTGCCTCCTGATAAAATTAAAGGAGCAATTCGTCTGACGGTCAAGTGGTGCTTCCCTCGTATCAAAAAAAGCTACGATGGTCAGTACAAGACCACGAAGCCAGATACGGACAATCTGCAGAAGCTACTCAAGGACTGCATGACAAAACTAGGATACTGGAAAGATGATGCACAAGTGGCCAGCGAAATAGCAGAAAAGTTTTGGGCAGACACAGTCGGAATCTATATCAAGATTGAGGAATTGCCATGAAAATCAATTATATTGAT